TCGGGGGACTTCAACGTTACCCGTGCAACGACTGCGACCCGATTCAATTCGGCTGGCTTCATTGAAAGCGTTGCAAGCGGTGTGCCTCGCTTGGATTACTACACCAGCGGAGGAACGGCTGGCTGCCCTGCTCTCTTGGTGGAGGCGAGTGGGTCGAACTTGGCGTTGCAGAGTGAGAATTTTACAACAACTTGGGGGGCAGCCAGTTTGAATATAACGAGTGGGTTTACATCACCAACCAACAGCAACTTAGGGGCATTAATTGAGGCTTCGGCAGTGGGCGGTCGTTTGCGTCAATCCGTAACTTTGACAAGTGGCGCAACGCTTGATTTTTCTTGCTTTGCTAAACTCGGAACATTATCCAGCGGTGTGTCCTTGGTTTTTCAAGATGGAACCTCTACAAACTACACATCAGGCGCTTGTCAGGCTTTCCGCTTAGATACTGGACAATTAGCATCAAGTGGCTCAACGGGTGCTGGATTCACCGTTGTTCGGTCGGGCATTGAGAATTATGGCAATGGATGGTATCGGTGTAACCTTGCGGTAACAATGGGCTATACCCCTGCTGCTCCGAATATAATGATAAGACCAACGGCGGCACTTACATCAAGCATCCCTGTAACCGTCAGCGGAGACACTTGCTACATCTTTGGCGCACAACTTGAAACAGGCTCCATCGCCACCTCCTACATCCCCACAACTACCACAAGCGCAACACGCAACGCAGAGGTAATAACCCTATCAGGAGCAGTCAGCGGATGCATCGGGCAGACGGAGGGGACGATTTATTTGGAAACAGATGCACTTGTTAGCGGGGCAAGTGATTTATTTTGCTTTGCAAGGGCCACAACGAATACTGTATCGATAAGCAAGAATTCTACCAATATAATTCAAGCCACCGTATACACATCTGGCCCATCGCCAGCCTTAACTATAGCAGCATCAGGCACCGTGTCAGGAAATCTGAAAATAGCGGTTGCATACAAGACTGGCGAAAGCGCTTTGTATATCAATGGGGTTCCAATTGGGACGAGTTCAACCGCATTCTCTTTTACTGCTGCATTAACTGAGATTAACATAAACTTGACTGGATTTTTTGAGGGGAGAGGCAACCAAAGGATTAGTGCCTTATCCCTCTACACCACTCGCTTAACCAACGCAGAACTCGCTGCCCTTACAACCCTCTAACGATGGCTACCTTCCGAAAATACGCATTCCCCAAGCAGGCCGACGCTGACAAGGTGCTGGCTCTCTGCACAGGCACGACCGCTGCGGTGGCCCTCGGAGTCTTGGATAAGTTCATCGCCTACGACATTCTTTGGGAGGGCGACGCACCCGAAGAGGCCACCCAGTACGAAACTTGGCCCGAACCAGTCGGAATCCACACCTTCGCAGGATGGGACGAGCAGTACGCAGCCGACTACGAACAACACAAATCTTTATGAAACTCTTTCGCAAACGCAACTCCGAAACCCCAAAACTCCCAATAATGAAATCAGCAGTCATCGCTTTACTCCGCCACCTGTTAACCTTTATCGGTGGAACCCTTGTTGCCAAAGGCATCATCGATGCAGCCACGCTCACCGAAATTATCGGTTCCGTATTGACCTTGTTGTCAGTTGGTTGGATGGCCTTGGATAAAACAAAGGGCGAGCCGAACAAGTAATGAACCTAATCGAAACTACCATCGTCGGGAGCGTTGCAGCTATAGTCGGTGGAGCGGTCGCTTGGTTCACCAAGGGCCGTGTCGAATCGGACTCCCTGCAAGTCAGGCAGGCCCAAGCGGTCCTCGCTATGTGGCAGGCTACCAGCGAGTCCCAAAACAAAGAATTAACACAACTTCGTAATGAGGTCGTAAGTTTGCGTCAGCGATTGGAAGACATGGAACAACTGGTTCATGAACTCCAAGCCGAGAATGCTAAACTGAAAAACCTCGCATGAAAGTAACCAAGCATTCCAAAAACGTCCACGGCATCGAGTGCGGACGAACCCAAGAATTTCTTTTGCTCTCCGACCTGCATTGGGACAACCCTAAGTGCGACAGGGCATTGCTTACCAATCACCTCGAAGAAGCCAAGCGCAGGGGTGCGAAAGTCCTCGTAAATGGGGACTTTTTTTGTTTAATGCAAGGCAAGGGCGACCCTCGCAGGAGCAAGGACGACATCCGACCCGAACACAACAACGGGCGATACCTTGACTCCATCGTTGACACGGCAGTCGAATGGTTCCGACCCTATGCGGACCTCCTGCTGGTCCTTGGCTACGGCAATCACGAAACCTCCATCATTCAGCACCAAGAAACGGACATCTTGCTCCGCTTCGCAACCATCCTCAACCATACCTGTAAGACCGACGTTCAAGTCGGGGGCTATGGCGGGGTCTTAGACTTCAAGATGATTTACGACCCGGACCATCGCTGCAACTTCATAACACATTATTATCATGGAGCCGGTGGGGGAGGCCCGGTCACACGCGGAGTAATTTCAGACCAACGCATCCTTGCAAGCATTGAGGGCTACGACTGCACTTGGCAGGGCCACGTTCACGAACTTTATTACCACCAAAACATCGTCAACCGATATGTGCGTACTACTCACCAAATCTTGCAGAAACCTGTTCACCAAGTCCGCACGGCAACGTACAAAGAAGAATGGGCCGACGGCTACATGGGCTTTCACGTTGAGCGTGGAAGAGGCCCGAAGCCTTTGGGCGGATATTGGATGACCCTCGAAGCAGGCAGGTTTGTAGGCAAGGACCGAAGAGGTCCCGAATTACAAGTCTTTGCTTCCTTCGCCCCCTGCGACAGGTTCTACACCAGCAGCGGTCAGGTATAGGTAGCCGTACTCTTTCTCGGCATTAAACTGGGGACAGGCCTTGGTAACGCCCGGAAAGTCCCTGTGTCCGCATATCCTTGCGGTAGGGTACTTCTTGAGCCAATCAAGCAGCACCACGGCAATCGCCTGACGTTGGCCGATAGAACGGTCATCTTTGTCCTTGCCTCCGATATAACTCACGTGAAGGCTCGTAGCGTTGTGTCCTTGCACTCCGTTGGTAATGGCCGAATCAGGAGCCAAGACCGTTACATTCCCAGTCGAATCAATTATCCGATGGTAGCCGACCGACTTCCATCCAAGGGCCTCCTTCCAATGCTTGCGGATGGATGCGATGGTCGTATGCTTAGGCGTTGCCGTGCAATGGACGACGAGGTGGGTGATGGTGCGATTCATTCTTCAGGGTTTAGTTTGTGGAAGTAGTTGACCGCAACAGGATCGGCAACGTCGGGACCGCTGGATAGGTGGACCTCCTTGGTTCCCTGCCATTGAGCCATTGCCGGGTCGTAGCCGAGTAACTCGCAGGCTTTCCGATATTCAAGCAGGAGGGCGTGGTTTCCTTCAAGGTCTGCGTTGTCGATGGCTATCATCAGCCGTTCCAACGCGTTTGTGAGGGCCTTGGCAGGTCGAAGGGAGTGGTATTCGGGCATGGGTTAGGTTTGTACAAATGTATGGAAATAGCCCCAAATCGCAATAAAACGGGGGATGAATAATTTTTTTGCTACGAGGTGGCACAAATAGGGTCGGACTGCATTATCTTTGCTTTACAAACCAACCACTAAACCATGAAAACCATGATTAACAACACACTCCCCCAAAACGTTCGTGAATTTCACCTTGACCTTTGCGATGTTGAATCCACGGCAGATGCTTTCGCTTATGCGCTTAAAATGATGCGCTCTTTGAAGCAGGGCTGCATTAGTAACGAACAGTATGATTTGCTTGCTGGCAGTTTGCAGTTGCATTGCCAGCGTGAAGATATTAGAACGAAAAACGAACTTGCCTCATTGTTCTAACCAACCGAGGGGTGCGACTCGACAACGCACATTCTTTTAACCTCAAACCTCAAAACCATGAACCACGAAACCAAAGCCAAACTCAAAGCAGCCCTCGCAACGGGCTACATCCTGCTGACCGCCTGCCTCGGCATCGCCTTCTTCGGCAGATTCATCTTCGCACTTATCACCAACTAAACCCAAACCAAACCTCAAACCATGAAAAACCTCACCCCAGAGCAACTCGCCAAGATTGCCGAGCCTCTACCACCCGAAGCCATTGCAGCCCACCCTCGCATGGCTGGCCTCTCAACTATCAAAGGAATCTTCGTAACCGAGCGACTGAACCAAGTCTTTGGTGTAGGTGCTTGGGTAGTCAAGACCGACCTGTCCAGCCCCATCACAACGGTACACACCACCACCAACGCAGGCCGTGAGCGCATTGAGTACACCGCAGTAGCCAAGACCATCTTCACGGTTCCTGCCCACGATATTCACTACGAATGCATTGCGTCCTCCACCAACTCCGACCCGGGCGACGCAGCCAAAGGAGCGACCACCGATGCCATCACCAAAATCGCCTCTTGGATTGGAATTGGGATTGATGTGTACAAAGGCAAGCACGGAGCAGCCCCCAAGCCGGCTAACGCCAATTTGCTGGACCTCAACGACAAACTCGGACTGGTCCCTTCCTACGACGAACTGACCACCGCAACCCTCAAGGCCGACTTCCTTGCATTGCTTGACAAACTCCCAAAGGAGCAGGCCGCCAAGTTCATGAAGGACATCGACCACATGACCCCCGCCCGATTCGAGAAAGGCATCCAATTCATCCAAAATCAACTTGCAAAACAATGAACCTGCTCGAACAAATGAACGCTGACGAGTTTCGGAAACTCCTTGAGTTCAAAGAAAAATTCCCGTTAATTGGCCTTGACCTTGTAAAGGCCTTGACCGAGAAAACCCTTCCCATCCAACTGACCTTGGGCGAGTGCATCGACCTGTCCAATGCGGTCGGTATTCGATACGGCCAGTATTGCAACCAAATCTTTGACGCTTTTAAATCGAAACCATGATTCACCCAACTCTCATCACAATACCAAAGGCTGACATCTGCAAGGCAGAGATAGCCCAAATCGCCCAGCAACTGACCGACCGAATCAACGACGGAGAGGTCAACCCGGTGGAGGCCCACATCAAACTGAAAGCCATCGTCAAGGCTCTTGAAGCCACCATCAAGGCCACCGAGCAGACCGTAGCCGATGAAGCCTCCAAGCACGGCAAGACCTTCCAAGCCTTCGGAGCAGAGATTACCCTCAAGGAAGGGAGCCTCACGCCTAATTACGAGGAAGACGAAGTGTATGCCGACCTTAAATCGCAAATGAAAGCGAGGGAGGAACTGCTCAAGATTGCGTTCAGGCAAGCGGGGAAGACCGCTATCTTTGATGAAAGAACAGGCGAGCAGGTTCCTGTCTGCACCGCCAAGGCCACCAAAGCGTCCATAGCCGTATCGTTCCGATGAAGCAAGTAATCAATACCATCAAGGCTTTGCGGTTATTGTCGCAGAAGCCTCTCAGAGCCTCTCAGTTGCAAGATATTCTTGGAACGAGCAAAGGGGCCACCTACCGAATCATAAGGGATTTACGGGCCTCAGGAGAGGTCGTAGAGAGAACCCTTTGTACTTACTCAATCAAAACCAAAAACCAAGAACAATGAAAGACGGACAAACAATCGGCCAATGGCTGAACTGGGATTTTAAGACCAATGGGAACCTTACAATTATAGACAAAAATGACCATCGTGTCTATGGTGAAGATTCAAGTGGATATTGGTTTAAATCCGAATTTGATTCAAATGGCGATGTCATCTACTTTGAGGATTCAGTTGGTGCAATCGTTGACAACCGCACCCCCGAAATCATCGAACACAACGGCAAAAAATATCAACTAATCCCCTAACCAAAACCAAAACCCCATGAGTTACACCCCCCAACCCAACACCTTCACCCTGTTCGTCAACGACAAGGGCGACAACCCGAAACGCCCGGATTACAGGGGCGATGCGGTCCTGCCTGACGGGACCAAGATGAAACTCTCCTGCTGGCTCAAAGAAGCAGCCAACGGAAAGAAGTTTTTGTCAGGTAAAATGGAGCCGATGCAAGAGCAAGAAAATTCACAAAAACAAGGCTCGGACCTGCCTTTTTAGTGTAAATTTGTGCCTTAGATACATTTACATACATAGCCCATTTGTAATTCCAGCCAAATGGTGCTACCGATAAAGGGTTCATTCTCTAACCCCTGCCCCGGCTGCTGGAATCAGTCGGGGTTTTTTTTTCTTATTTTATGGCAGAAATATCAATGTTCAAAGCGTCCACCAATGGCGGTGTGCGAAACAATGTCCCCGAAGACCACATGCCGTTTGTCCAGTACATCCAGGACATCAAAGATGGCATCTACTACACGGAGGTCATGGCCTACCGAAAAGCCAAGACCGAAGAAACCAAACGGAGGCTTTCAGCCGTAACTCCTTCCGGCAAGTTTAAGAAGCAAGGAAAGGAAGGCCTCGAAACGCATTCGGGTATTATCTGCATTGACATCGATGCCAAAGACAACGATGGCGTTGACGTACTTGCAATCCGACAGGACGAACACCTCTACGCCCTGCATCAAAGCACCGGGGGTCAAGGGTATGCAGCCTACTACCGCATTGAGCCGGACCGACACCTGGACGCTTTCTTCGCTTTGGAGAAACGCCTCGCAGACCGTTACCACATCATCGTGGATCCCGCTTGCAAAGACGTGAGCCGGTTGCGGTTCGTGAGTTTTGACCCGGACGCATTCATCACCGACAAACCAGTTCCGGTATTTAAGACCTATCTGCCCAAGGCCAAGGCTGCACCGGTTCCAAAGTTCTACCCACACGGTGAACATGATGTCGAACACATCCTCCAACAAATCGAAGCCAAGCGATTAGACCTTACGGATTCCTATGCCGATTGGGTCAAGATTGGCTTTGCCATTGCTGCAAAATACCACGAGCCAGGTGCAGACCTGTTCCACCGGGTTTCGGCACTATCCCCAAAGTACAACCCGGAAGCCTGCGACAAAAAGTACAAGCAACTCTGCCAATCCAAGCAGAATCAAGTGTCCTTTGCTTCCTTCATGTGGCTTGCCAAGAATGCAGGTGTAGAGATTCAAACGAAGACCACCAAGCACATCGTATCCACAACCAAGTCCCACCGCATGCGTGTCGGGACCAATGGCGGTCCCAAGGACATCAACGCAGCAACCGAAGCAGCGGTCCGGGTACTTCGGGAGATAGACAACATCGACATCGATGGCCTTGAAGAAATCGTCGCCAACACGATGGCACTCGATACCACGGAACTAAAATCCGCTGATACCGAGGACACACCGATAAAGCAGATAAAGGCTTTCTTGCGTTCATTCGACCTAAAACGCAATGCCGTAACTCGTTGCATTGAATACAAAGGCCAACCCATTACCGACGTGGACTTGAACAACATTTACGTTGACTGCCTCGAAGCATTCGGCAAGAAGGAGGTCAACATGCAACTCGTTGGGGCCATAGTGGATTCGGACTTCACACCGACCTACAATCCATTCACCCAGTTCTTTGCCCGGCACGGCCATCGCAATCCTACCGGGTGCATCGAGGCCCTGACCAATACCATTCGAACAACCAACCAGGATCATACGTTCGTGCAACTCTGCATCACCAAATGGCTCTGCTCGATCATCGCAAGTATGCACGGGGAATACTCCCTAACCATCCTGGTGCTTTGTGGCGACCAGGGTATCGGCAAGACCAACTTCTTTCGAAACCTGTTGCCCGATGAACTTCGGGCCTATTACGGGGAATCCAAACTGGATGCCGGCAAGGACGACGAAATTCTCATGTGCAAGAAGATAATCCTCTGCGATGACGAGTTCGGTGGCAAATCCAAGCAGGAAGCCAAGAAACTAAAGGAACTGTCCTCCAAGCAAACCTTTAGCATCCGCAAGCCCTACGGCCGGGTCCATGAGGAACTTAACCGGTATGCGGTCCTTTGCGGTACAAGCAACGACGAGGAAGTCATCAACGACCCAACGGGTAACCGTAGGATCCTGCCCATTGTAATCAGCGAGATTGACTGGGATGCCTATGCAGCCATCGACAAGACGGACCTGTTCATTGAAGCCCTCCATTCCTTTAAATTGAACGGAGCCGATGCCTGGCAACTATCCAAGGCCGAAATCAAGATGCTGAACAATCACACCATGCACAACGTGCAGCCGGCTATCGAGAAAGAAATGCTCCTAAACCTGTTCACCATCCCGATGGATTATAGCGATCCCTACGGCAAGTGGATGAGCAATACCGAAATCAAGGACCTCATTGAAACCTGCACCAAGCAGCACATCAGTTCGCACAAACTTGGAGCGGTCCTAAAGTCCCTTGGCTGTAAGAAAATGACACGACGGGAGCGGAATTTCCTTCCGTGCTACTTTTTGGTGAAAAATGCCGATAAAAGTGACTACGCCCAAAAGGTTGATAATAAGCGACATCCGTTCTAGTGTAGTCACTTAGTCACTTAAAATGCGTTTTTTCTTTAGGGGCTTATATATGCATGTGTGTGTGTGTGTGTGTGCATATAATATATACTCTAAAGAAATAAGTAACTAAAGTAACTACAGTGACTACAACCGCCTTCACGCTATCAAAAACGCAGATTTTGGTAGTCACTTCACTCAAATTCAAAGTAACTACAAGTGACCACACTTAGACCCTACCAACAAACCGCTATTGACCAAATGCGGACAAGCATTGCCGAGGGCAAAAGACGCTTGATACTCTGCTCCCCAACAGGGAGCGGTAAGACGGTCATGTTCACCTACATGGTTGCAAGGGCCTTAGATAAAGGCAAGCAGGCCATCATCTTCACGGACCGGGTGGAATTGCTCCGGCAATCCAACGGGGCCTTGGACCAGTTCGGTATCAAGCCGACGCTGATTGAGGCCAACCGCACCCGGCTCGATGTTTCAGGAAACTGCTTCATTGCCATGGCCCAAACATTCAGCCGAAGGAAGGACTCTGCCCAATACACGGACCTCTTGGCACGGATGGACCTGGTGATCATTGACGAAGCCCACAAGCAGACATTCAACCCCCTGCTGCCATACATCAACCCCAAGGCCGTGGTCATCGGTGCGACTGCAACGCCATTGCGGAGGGGAAAGCAGGAATGCCTCTCCAAGTTCTACAAAGCACTCCATGCACCGGTGCAGGTGCAGGAACTAATCAGCCAAGGCTACCTGGCCGAACCAACGACCTACGGAATGACGCAGGACCTATCCGGGATCCGTATGAAGGGCGATGATTACGACACCGAGCAAATGGCCCAACGATTCAGCGAGCGGAAGGTTTTTGCCGGGGTGGTGCAGAACTACGCCAAGGTCTGCCCAGGCAAGAAGGCGATCGTATTTGCGAGCAACATCGCATCAAGCAAGGAGGTTTGCGAGGCTTTGCAGGGTGCAGGGTTCAACGCCCGGCACGTTGACGGAGAGATGCCTAAGTCCTTGCGAGCCGAAACCCTCGCCTGGTTCAAGCATTCCACCAATGGGATCCTTTGCAACTGCGACCTGATGACCACGGGCTTTGATGAACCAAGCATCGAGGTCGTCATCCTTTACCGGGCGACTGCGAGCCTACCCCTGTTCATGCAGATGGTTGGCCGAGGCTCCAGGGTAACGTTAACCAAGACACGGTTCACGGTCCTGGACTTCGGGAACAACGTGCAGACCCATGGATTTTGGGAAACCAACCGGGAATGGTCCTTGAAGAAGAAACGCAAACGGGAGTCCGCTGGCGTTGGTGGGGTCAAGAACTGCAAGAATTGCGAGGCCATTATCCCGGTGGCTGCCATGGAGTGCAAGCATTGCAAGTTTGAATACGAGCGAAAGCCAAAGCCTCCAGGGGAAGTCGTAAGTTTGCAGATGCTGACCAAGGCCCAAGGCATGGAAATGGCAAAGCAAAGTACGATGTACCAAAAGGCTCAACTGGCAAAGGCCAAGGTCATCAGCCCGTTTTGGGTGCTGCACAACTGCAAGAGCAGGGCCGAGGCCGAAGAGTTTGTCAGTTACATGGGATGGCGGAGGGGTTGGCTTTACCACAACGCAAAACGATTTAAAGTGTTTCAATCATGATATCAGAATTTAAACTACAAGCAGAATGTTTTAAGTGGCACTGGAACAACTTTCCTGACCAGCGTGGCCGATTATTCACCGTCAACAACAACGCACCGAATGCCTATGCCGGAAGCGTTATGAAGGCCATGGGCGTTGTCGCAGGGGTCAGCGACATGATATGGCTCTCGCCAACCGGTGCGGTGATGCTGGAGTTCAAAGCAGAGAAAGGCAAGCAGTCCCTGTCGCAGAAGTGGTGGCAGGAAGTGGTTCAAGATGCAGGGTATCGCTACGAGGTAATCCGAAGCATTGAGGATTTTCAGCGAGTGGTCGCAAGTGTGGAATAGTTGTGTAGATTTGCCTATACGCATTCGGGTATAATGCATAGAAAAACGCAAAAACTATACACATGAAACACAAATTTTTAATTAACCGATTCACCATCGCTTTTACCGTCTTGTTGTTAGCGGTAGTGCTATTCAGTAGTTGCGAGAGCCAACCAACTGACAAAATTTGGTATGGTAATAATGGGATGGTAGTTGAATTAAAATCAACTAACGATAGACAATATGGTAAATGGAAATATATTATAAGAGATGATTTTGGCGAAATACTAATTAGAACAAATGAAGAGTGGAATGTTGGTGATACGTTGTATGTCGGAAAGCATTACCGCTAACTCGCTTATTTGTGAAGCCAATTATGTCGCAATTTTTAAAAACAATGGCACTAAATCCGATTATGCACAATAAATCATACCGCTTTATTATACGCAATCGGGTATAATGAATGAGAAATCGGTCAATAAGCACCCTTATCGGGTATAATGAATGATTAATCCGTCAGCCCACACGCTGACCAAACCTTCCCCATCGTCAGCCTATAACCTTACCAACCAAACCACAAACCCATGAAAACCACACCAACCGACTTCCGACGCTGGCAACTGCACATCCGCAAGGAGTGCGTCAACTGCGACCGACCCGACAAATCCGAAACCATCAAGGCTTGGTCCGTCAACTGGACCCTGCTCGGTCGTATCCTCCAAGCCAAAAACGCCTGACCATGGAATGGGTAAAATGCTTGGACCGGATGCCGGAACCCGGTGAACCAGTCCTGATTTTCACGATCGACATGAACCAAGCCTTTGCATGGCTTTGGGATGACCTTTGGTACTACGAACACCAAACGTGGTTCCTATCCGAAGTCAGCCATTGGATGCCTCTACCCCCAAACCCGTTTTAACCATGGACCTAATCACTCGCACCATCCTCGGATATACCGCAGAGGTCGTCGGAGTCAGCCCCGATGACATCTTGAGCGAAGTCAAGACCCAAGAACTGGTCCTTGCTCGAAGCATCTTTGCCGACATCGCCTACTCGGAATACCTCTACACCTACTGCCAAATCGGGCGAATCATCAAGAGGAACCACGCCACCGTGATGCACAACCTCGAAATCCTTGCCAAAAACATGAGGGCAAGACCCGACATCAAGTTTCTTCGTACACAGGTTTTAAACAGGACGAGAGATTTTTTGCAACATTAACAAGAACCCCCTCCATCTTTGCGTGAGTGAACGCAGAGGCTACCATCCTTGACCTTTATCGAAGCGGAGAAATCCGCAGGGCTTGCCTCACCATTACGGGGGGCAATCCGCTTTGGAAGGACCTCGAACAAGAGGTCGTCCTGATTCTGCTGGAGAAAGACCCCGACAAAATCACCAAGATGCAGGTCCAAGGCTACCTGCGCTTTTACATCGTTCGCCTCATCATGAACCTGTACCGGGGCAACAATAATCAATTCGCCAAGAAGTACCGACACCACGACGAGCGGGTCGAGGTGGACCCCGAAACCCAAGAACTAAGCAAGGACTACGACTCCCTGCTCGATGACCTTTGGGCTATTGCCCAGCAAGAGATGGACTCTTGGGCCAAGGACGGAGCGTTCCCTTACGACAAAGAACTGCTGAACCTTCTTATGCAGACTGGCAACATGAAGGCCATGAGTCGTGAAACGGGCATCCCGTACCGGTCCATTATCTACTCAATAGAACAGGCCAAGGCCAAAATCAAAACCGCAATCGAAGCCAATGGATATACTGGTTTTTCCAATCCTGATTAGTGCTTTAGCTACCCTTGCGGTCGTGGAGTTCCGGGTCCTGCCTTCGTGGTTCTACGCTCTGCCCTTCGCCAAGCGGAAGCCGTTTTCGTGCATGACCTGCTTCGGGTTTTGGCTTGGGGTTGCCCTAACCCTGCCAACGTGCCAGTGGTACTTGGCCCCTATCCTCGGCCTCGCATCTTCAGCCACCGCAATAATCATTCGGGAATGGACCTTCAAATGACAACCGACCAGTTCATCGTGGCCCAAAAGCATCGCAAGTACTGGGACCAATACATCGCCTCCCTGACGATGCGACTGCCACCCGATGCCGTTGGGGAACTGCAGGCCATCCTGACGGCTCACGGACGACCCCCCACGAATTGGTGGTGTGCGGACTGCGTAAAATCGGCCCTCCAATACATTTACCTTCAAGCGGACCTGTTCCTCGAAGTCAACCAAAACACCATAACCCACCCCCTGAATGCCCCTGCCAACCCCGAATAATAACGAGTCAAGAGAAGGCTTCATCGGTCGCTGCATGAGCAATAACCAAACCAATGCGGAGTTCCCTGATACGGCTCAACGGCTTGCCGTTTGCGGCTCAACTTGGGAGAATCACAAAAGGCAACAGTTCGAGTCTTATTCGGACTACGGCCAAGAGATTCGGGCCAATGCCAAGCGAGGGATAGAACTGAACGAACGCAACGGCAACAAGTGTGCGACGCAGACGGGCAAGGTCCGTGCGCAGCAGTTAGCCAACGGTGAAGCCATCTCGGTCGAAACCATCAAGCGGATGCACTCCTACCTGTCCCGTGCTGAAACCTACTACGACAACGCTGACGACACCTCGGACTGCGGTTACATCTCGTACCTACTTTGGGGAGGCAAGTCGGCTCTCTCATGGAGCAGGAACAAACTTCGGGAACTTGGCGAACTCGAAGGCTAAGGATGACGAAGCCCAAGTGCAGGCTCGGATGGACTCGCTCATGATGGTGATAACGACCCTGTGCGACTGCATCGGAGCGGTGGATGATTCCAACGCCCCGAACCAGTACGAAGTGAAAATGAAAATCGTAAACAAGATAAGCGACCTAATCGACAAAATCGAATACTAATGGGAACCAGCAAGGGCAACGGCAAGTACATTGAAACCCCCGAAAAGATGTGGGAGTACTTTGAGGCATACCGGGCAGGGGTCAAGAGCAACCCAAGGCTCAAGACGGTATTCCCCGGCAAGGATGCTATTCCCCAATGGGAACCCTTGGAGCGTCCGCTGACCTTGGAAGGCTTTGAGAACTGGTGTGCGGATGCAGATATAATTGAGGACCTTGGGGCCTATTTCACAAACAGGGACAAGCGATATGACGACTATGTAGCCATCTGCTCGCGTATAAGGCGAACCATCCGTCAAGACCAAATTGAGGGGGGCATGGTTGGTCAGTACAACCCATCCATCACTCAACGCCTCAACAACCTTGTGGAACGCCAAGAGAACACGGTCCACATCGAGCAACCCCTGTTTGGCGATGGACTTTAAGTACACCACGGCCATAAAAAGAATTAGGCAGATGCAAGCCCGGAAGAAGATAATTCAGGGCGGGACATCTGCCGGAGGTTAACCCCCGCTCGGCAACGGGTGGGGGTAGGAAAAACACTCGCCATCCTTGCGGTCCTAATCGACATCGCAGCAAAGAAGAAGACCGAGATTTCGGTCGTGTCCGAATCCATCCCCCACCTACGGAGGGGAGCAATCAAGGACTTTGCCAAGGTCATGCAATGGACGGGCCGATGGGTCGCAGACCGATGGAACAAGACCCTGCTGACCTATCACTTCGCCAACGGTTCAATCATCGAGTTCTTTTCGGCTGATTCCGAGGCACGGCTCCGAGGGGCAAGGAGGCAGGTCGTTTACATCAACGAGGCGAACAACATCGACTTTGAATCCTACTACCAGTTGGCAATCCGTACCAGTGAGGCCATCTACATCGACTTTAACCCGACGCATGAGTTCTGGGCGCATACGGAGGTCCTGCCCGAACAGGACGCAGAACTGATAATCCTAACCTACAACGACAACGAGGCCCTGCCTGATACCATCAAGAGGGACATCGAACTAAACCGCACCAAAGCCGAAACGTCTGCGTATTGGGCGAACTGGTGGAAGGTCTACGGCCTCGGTCAAGTCGGGACGCTTCAGGGGGCGATATACGAGGACTTCGAGGTCGTGGAGGGTATCGATGTCAGCCGTGCGAAATTCGTCGCCCTTGGGCTTGACTGGGGCTTCAGCAACGACCCAACCGCACTCGTAGCAATATACCGCCAAGGGGACTGCCTGCTGATTCAGGAACTGCTATACTCCACGGGCCTGACCAACCAAGACATCGCAGACAAGTTGCGGTCGCTGGGCATTACCCGGGCTTGGGAGATAGTGGCCGATTCAGCAGAACCCAAGAGCATCGAGGAAATCTACCGACTTGGATTTAACATCAAGCCGGCAGAGAAAGGTCCCGACTCGGTCAGGAACGGGATAGACATTCTCAAACGCTTTAAATTGCAGGTTACCAAGGACTCGACCAACCTCATCAAGGAACTGCGGTCCTACACTTGGGCGACCGACAAGGAAGGCAAGAACACGGGGGTCCCGATTGACTCCTTCAATCACGCCTGCGACGCTATGCGTTATGTGGCACTCAACAAGTTAAGGGTCAGTAATGCAGGGAAGTATGTTGTTGTGTAACTTTGCGGCATGAACCCCGAACGCATCCTTGACCTGTTAATTGAAACCGGGAAGACGGTTGCAGCCATTTTCTTTATCCTCACCCTTCTAACCCTCCTTTGGACCTTATGAAAGTCATCCACTACTACCACGTTTATTGCGGAGGGAACTGGCAGTTAATTCTGAACCAACACATGATGGCCGTCTGCAACTACGGCCTCATCAATGTCTTGGACGAAATCAGGGTCGGCATCGTCGGTCCACCCGAACAACGAAAGGCGGTCAAGGAGGTGCTGGAAGGCTCGATGGTTGCTGATAAGGTCAAGGTCGTGGTTACCCGGACCAACGCTTGGGAGCAGGCGACGCTGACTGAAATGTACCGGGCAAGTCAGGAAGAGGAAGCCGTGTACCTGTACGCCCATACCAAGGGGGCTGCAAATCCATCCTTGACAACCCAACTATGGGGGAGGTCGATGCTATTCTTCAACGTGGTCGCTTGGGAGCGGTCCATGCAACTGCTCGAAGGAGTTGATGCGGTCGGATGCCATTGGATAACCAAGGAGCAGTTCCCTCACATGGCTGACCACAACAACCCCGAAGGCTACCCCTACTTTGGGGGCAACTTTTGGTGGGCCAAGTCAAGCCACATCAAAGAACTGGGTGAGCCTGCAAGGGACCACCGATTCCAAGCCGAGCATTGGATAGGCAAGAAACCCGACACCAAGGTCTTTGATTCCAACCCCGGCTGGCCTTCACCTGAACGCTTTGTCATAACCTTCTAACCATGTACCAACACATCCCCACCAACCGACCTATCACGGGAATCGAGATAGGTGTATGGCAAGCCCACAACTCCGTGAGGCTGCTTGACAAATTCCCGAACCTGCACATCACGCTAATTGACCCGTTTGAGGGCTATCAAGATTGGTGGGGCTTTATTGATGGAAACACAATGAAGGGCCACGAATACATCGCCTTTGAGCGATTGAAGCCCTACGTTGACCGTGTCAACATTATTAAGCACTTTTCAGACAAGGCGTTGGAGTTTATTGCCGATGAATCCTTTGACTTCATTTACATCGATGGGGACCATTCCTACAAATGGGCCTTGCACGACATCACCAACTATTGGGCCAAGGTCAAACCGGGCGGTGTGCTATGCGGACATGACCGTTCCCTTTCGGGGGTAGCCCAAGCCCTTGCAGAGTTCGGTAAACCTTTCACCCCAAGTGAAGAACCACAAAACGATTCTTGGTACATCTTGAAGCCATGAGGTTACTCGCAAACATCGCCTACCACCACAACCCCGAAAGGATACCAAACCTCATCCGGGTCATTGAGGCTATCAAGTCCTACCCGGTGCAGGCCGACATCTTCGTGGACACCAACGACCCCGAAGTCGTGGGGCTGCTTGCGGACCAACCCGTAACGGTTCACGCTCACACGCAACTGGCTCACCCTTGGGCTTTGACTGCAGTACACCGCACCCGCATCAAGGAAACCTACAAATACTTTGACTGGGTGGCCTACTTTGAGGACGACATGATGCTGCCCAAGGAGGGATTCGTCAACTTCACGGAGCGGTTTGATTCGATGTTTGCCGATGGCTTGTACCCATCCTTCACTCGCATTGAAACCTACGACGACAAGGAAGGCGAATGCACTCCCGACATTAACCAAGACCTGCCCGGCTCGGTGTGGTGTGAATGGAACGGCAAGGACTACGTGAGCCTGCCTTATTACATCAACTACCACGCTTTTTGGATGTTCAGCACCAAGAGGCTCAAGGAGGTACTGACCCGTAATCCGGGCGAACTTGACCACATTCCCAATAACGGCCTTTACCGGGAAAGCCTTGCCTCTTTCCCGATTTGGTCTTTAAATCTAAAACCGATGCTGGAGTTCACGGAGCAGGGCGAACTTGCGGACCATTGCAAGGTCTTTCACTTGACTAACAACTACAAGCACGGAAGCAGGGATATAAAAACCATCTTTAAGCGATGAAACAACTTGACGCTCTCCGCAACACCCCACGGATGTATTTCATGTCCATTGACTACCATTCGGGCAACAACCGGGTGGACGGCCTCATTGACCTTTGCCAAAAGTACCTCAAGCCCACGGACAAGTGCGTGGAGGTCGGTTCCTTTTCGGGGGTGAGTAGTCAGGTCATCGCCCTGCATTGCGGAGAGTTGCATTGCGTTGATACGTGGGACTTCGGTGGCACGATGCCAGCCGAGCAGATGTTTGACTTGATGCACCCGAACTACCCCAACATCGCCAAGGTCAAGATGACCAGCATCGAAGCGTCCAAGCAGTATGCTGATGGCTCTCTTGACTTCGTGTACGTTGACGCTGACCATTCCTACGCCTCGGTCGTTGCAGACATCAACGCTTGGAAGCCCAAGGTCAAGCTGGGCGGTTACATTGCGGGCCACGACTCCTATATGCCCGAAGTTCTAAAGGCGGTTATGGACTGCCTCGGAGAACCCTTGCAGTATTTCACCGATACCTCTTGGATTGTCAAACTATGAAACTCCAAGACCTGACCATTGACCAGTTCCAACGCATCGGAGCCATTGAGTTCTCCAGCGTCCTTGGGGACTATGACAAGCGTGCAGGGGTCGTTGCAATCGTTGAGGGGGTCGATATATCAATCGTTCGAGAAATGCCCGCCAAGAGCGTCCTAAAGCGTTACAAGGCCATCATAAGCGAGTGGAACGCATTGCCTGCATTGGGCTACAAGAGGAAGTTCAAAGCAGGGGGCAAGTGGTGGATTCCGACCGTGTTCACGGACGAGTTGACGGCCGGGCAGTTGATTGAACTCATGGACGCAAACACGACCGACGAAAAGCAACTGCTCCAAAACCTGCACCGAATCATGGCGACTTTGTGCAGAGAGGGCGGTCTATTCGGATTCTTTCCGAAAAAGTACGACGGGGCTGCCCATGCCGAGCGAGCCGAACTGATGAAGAAGCACGCCAAGGTGGGGGACGTTTGGGGGGTTGTCAGTTTTTTTTTGCTAAGTTCAGAGTCCTACTTGAAAGTTTTGAGCGACTATTCCAAACACCTGATGAAGACGGCCGAGGGGTTGACGTAAGCCCTCTTGCCGGCTACGGATGGCTTATGGTGGTGTGGCGGATGGCAAACAAAGACGTTCTTAAATTCGATGCCATCTTCGCTATGAAGGCGGTGGAGTTCCTGAACTACGCCCTCCTGATTCACGACATTTTGGAAGCGGAGAGGATGGA